AAGAAAAGTGTTTAACTTCTTCAGTTTTGAAGTGCTGCTAGACACCGCCTCCATTTCTTTAGAATGTTTTTCAACTTCAGAAGTTAGTCGCGCAATTTCTTGGTGCTGAATATTCTCATCTTCCAACAATTCAGCGATTTTATTCTCTTTGCGAGTGATCTCTTCCTTAGTTTTCTTTTCCAGTTCCAGCATATACTTCTTCTGGAGATCTATCTTCTCTGACACAAGATAGATTTCATAATCAAGTGTCTTAATGTCTTCATTATTTTCTCTGACTTTATCACGGAGAAGAACATTCATCGTAGAAAATACTTGGATGTCAAGAATGTCTTCGATGATCTCACGACGCTGTGCTAGAGGCAGACGCATGAATGGAACAAACGTAGAAGAACCAAGCACCACAATCTGTGTGAATGACTTGTAGTTCATCTTGAGAACATTATTCTCAAAGTTCTTTTGCTGTTCTACTAAAGAGCTCTCCTGATTCCACAACTGATCGTTGCAGTAGATTTCAAATAAGTTTGGTTTGACTCCCCGAACTACTTTATATTCTTTCTTACCAATACTGAATTCAATTTCAGTTACACAATTTTTTTCGTTGATGCTATTAACTAGCATCGGTTTGTTGATTTTACGAAATGGTTTCCCAAACAAAGAAAAGGTAAGAGCATCTAGAATGGTACTCTTACCTGCGCCGTTTGATCCTATGATCAGATTAGTTTTGGATGCTCGTAAATCAACTTCACTAAAAACATTGCCCGTTGATAGAAAATTCTTCCAACGGATTTTTTTAAAAATAATCATTCTCGGTCATCAGGGGGAATCAAAAAATCGTCAGCAGTAATAATAGAAAATTTATGACCGCGTTCTTGACATGCTGTAATTATAGCATGGTCGTCAATCTCTAGGATCTGCATAGGAGGATAATCTTCATCATGCTCCAACATAAAAAGATATCTGTCAGCGTCTTCCTCTTCTTGAAATATGGGGATTACTCTATCTTCTTCATCATCAAAGATAGAGTAGACACCATCAGGTTGATCTTCTAATGTTACAATAAACATAACTATGCAACGTTACAACTTTCAATATATAGAGATCTCATTAAACTTTTGAGATCAGATTTATCTACGGTCATTTCTACTTCATCAATATATTCATTGAGAAGTGTAAGAGTATCTTTAGTAGAAACTTCAAGATCTACTTGATCTTCAATATCAACTAATGTTTCTACAATTTTTACATCATGGACTCCTACGTTGTAAAGACGATCAACCAATGTTTCAAACATTTGGTAGTCTCGTTTTTCTTCAACAACAAGTTTGATGAACTGGTCTTTATAACCAGACACATCTTGTTTGTTGTAGTCCACACGGGTATCGTCATAGAAGATTTTGTCGAAGATCTCGTAGGGATTTGCGACAAACTTAAGTCTATCACTTTCAGTATCGTAGATATGGAATCCGCGAGCGTCTTTATAATCATTCCAATACATCTGGTAAGGGTTGCCTAGGTACTGAACATTACCTTTTTTAGATTTATGGTGATAGTGTCCAGACCAAACACGTTCAAATCTATGAAACAATCCAGCATCCATGCCATGATCCATTTTCATACCAGGAGTAATTTCAAACCCAGAAAGTTCTAGATGTCCACAGCAAATATCTGCTTCACTAGTATTAAGAAGATTTGTTATTTCCTCTAGGTTTTCTTTATTGATCCATGGCAGCATCAAGAACTTCTTATTTCCAAGTTTTAAATGTTTGGGTTCGGAATAGATTGTGATGTTATCATACTTCTCTAGTAAAAGTTCTGGTGAGTTGATGCGGTTAGTGTTCTTGTAGTAAGTGCAATGATTACCAAGCAACATATGCACGTTATACTTTGCTAGTTTCTCGAAGTAGTTTTCACGAACACGATGATAGGTATTAAAGTCCATAGACTTTCGATTATCAAATGTGTCGCCAAGATCAATGACGGTATCGATACCTTCTTTTTCAAGAGTTGGGAAAAAAATATTGTCATAGAATTGTTGCCAGTAGTTCCAAAACGCTAGAGAACCTTTACGTCCATCAAGATGTTGATCTGTAATTAAAGCAATCTTCATAATTTACCGCTCACTGTTCCATCGTATCTTGCTGAGTATTTGCAGTTTGCCCAGTTAGTAGCGACACCTTCCAAGTGGAATGGCGTTCCTGCCACGACAGATTCCCGCGTACCGCCTGTGATGATACTCTCGCCATCCTCACCAAAGCTAGACCACGTTCCAAACCGCCTCTTCTCAACTCTAAACTTTCCATAGGGAGTTTCATACCATTCATAATTCATCGGTTCATTCTTGTCTCAATATTTTCTTTGATACTACCCATGTCAGAATACGATGCGTTCATACCTGTCATTGTACCATCGTAAGAATCAGTATGCATGACTTCATCATGTCCTGATCTCTCTAGAATCTTACCCTTGATTTCTAGTTGCTTTTTCTCTTTCTGAATACGACGGAGGAAAGCGTAGTAGATAATTTGAGTGAAGTAAGCAAAAGGGTTTTGGGATTTCTCTGGATTGAAATTGTCAATATACTGTAGGCAGTTCTCTATACCATCACAGATCATGTCCTCACGGAACATGTAGTTGACAAAGTTTGGTTTGTATGATAGATGTGTAGCGATCTTAAGGAAACACTCACCAATATAATTATTAACTCTAGGTTTAGGTTTACCTAATTCTTTTGATATAATAACTTTGTCTCGATACTCAGTAATAGCAGCGAGAAACTCCTTGTTATTAACGTAGTATTCGGTTTGTTTTCTTTTTGCCATTACTGTGTATGCCACGGGTTGCCTTACATTATCATAATATTAAGTATACCACTCTATGCCATTCTTGTCAAAGCTTGACAGATTCCCATAAACTCAGTAGAATAACTATGTCAGAGTTCAGAAGGGTTGTAGCTCTTAACTTTTATTAAATAGATCTTCTAGAGTTTTTTTCATTTCTTTTACTGAACCTAAGTATCCAGAATCTCTAGGTAATTTATTACCTTTTCCTGCTAGAGACTTTCCAGTCTCCATACGAAAAAGAGTTTTTTCGTAAAAGTCAACAATCTCTCCTTCAATTTCAATCATAGTTAGTATATGATCTCTTTTCATAATAAACATATTATCAAATGTAGCAGAGATCCATTCCTTTAGTGCAAAACCTGTTACTTCTAACTGACCTTTTTTTTGTTTTGCATTTTCGACCATAAGAGGTCTCTCTAACATAATCTTGTCTTCTTCAGTAAGATAACATACTTTAGATACTAATTCTTCGCCCGATACTAATTTAATAGTTGCATAGAATTCTTCTTCCATATTTAATTTGCTCTAAGGTTTACTTTTATAACCTCATACTTAAAGTTCTCTTCATTGTAAATGTTAACTCTTTCATTCAAATGTCTAAGGGTGTAGTTCTGACCGCCAATGTCATCAGCGATATCGTATAAGGTTGCTATATCTTTTCCTTCGCCTTTCCTGAGGACACGTCCGATGGATTGGAGGTTGCGGATGCGCGACTTACTTGGGGAAGCAAAAATAATATTGTGTAATCGTTTGATGTTAATCCCTGTAGAGAATGTGCCGTAAGAAGCAATGATTACAGCATTACTCTCGGTTTCAGTAAGTTGTCGGACTTGTTCTCTATCTTCTACATCAGTACCACCATGAACAAAAAATACTTTTCGTTCGGGGTCTATGGTGCTATTTATCAATTCCAGAAGTGGTTCACCGTGCTTCTCGATATAGTTAAACAACACAAGAGTGTTTCCTTCAATATCTTTTACTAAATTTTTAATCAGATTATTTCTACCACGATGCTCTACTAAGTAATCAATTTCCTCATGATATGATTCAAAGTGTTGCGGAGCATGTTTACAAAGTAAAATTTTTATCCTAAACTTAGAAAGATAACCTTCTTTAATTAGACTGTCTGTTTTAGTAACTTGTTCGCAATCACCAAACAATCCTTCCAACACCCACTTGTGAGTTTTACTCCCGTCTAGGGTTCCAGTAAAACCAAACCTATACTTGGCATTGTGTAGTTTAGTCATGATTCCCGTGAGGGACTTCGACTTAAATAGGTGTGCCTCATCACCGATAACACAATCAATATCATCAAAGTATCTTTTTGGGAACTTGTAGATGGATTGCCAGGTTGATATAATAATTGGTTTATCCGTATT